ACGCGCCCTAGATCTGACAAAGCTTACTATCTTGCTTGCTACTGAATCGAAATCAATATATAATTTATATAATTCTTTGCTATTTTTAGAAGTGAACCAAAAGGATGAATAATCTTGGGTGCCGCCAGATTTTGGAGCAACTATGCTTCTGTCTTTTTCATAAAATACGTCTTCTAATCGTTTTTTTATCCTTGCCAATTCATCAAGTATTGCCCTTGGATTATTATTAGATATAATAGAATCTTGCCCTTGCTCAATTGCTGGCGAAGTTTCTGGCGCCTCTATCGGCTCGCCTTCGTTTTCAAGAAATATGTCCGGATCTTCTGTGATCATCTTTGCGAGTTTATCGATGTCGATCTTAGCCATAGTAATCTATCCTTTATGCGGTGTAGTAAGCTATATTCGATATAAATTAATCGATTAGTTCTGAAGCAATGGGGTCATTTTGCCAATCATATTTAAGATCGTCTAAGATATTACGCAATTCATTTCTATAATGTTCTACTGCTTGCCGATCCCCTTTTCTTTCCGCTTGTCTTATTTTTATAGCATATTCGTGGACTGCTTGGCGAGCCCTTTGTATCCTATCTTTCGGGTTGCCTGCAACTTGACCAGGATCTGTATTAGACATCGAATAACCTTCAGATAAAGTATCGTCGTCATTTCTACCGAGTCGTTGTCCAAGTTCACGGTTCGTTCTTATCATCTCTTGCTCTGTCATGCCGATATATCTAAGATATCGATCTAAAACGTGACGATCATTAAGCATATGTGACTCAGCCGCCTCCCATCTGCCTTTATAAACATGCTCCACATATGCTAAAATTAACATCGGAATACGCAGGATAGCGTTTTCACCTTCTGGAAACCTTTTTTTAACGACATCGCGAGCATATAAATAGCAATATTGTGGTGATATGACTAAATATTTTTCTGCGTCTGGCCATCTATTACCAATAACATCTTTAGCATAATTATAAATTTCTACTGGTTTTATTCTACTAGGATCCGGAGCATTTGAAGGCTTACGGCGACGTTCAAAATCATAAGGATTACGGCGACGTTCAAAACCATCCAGTTCGTTCTCTAGAAAAACATCTGGATCTTCTGTGATCATCATTGCGAGCTTATTAATATCGATCTTAGCCATATCGGTTAATCCTTTTATTTAAATCGATTTCCTGCTGGTGTAAGTTTTTAGCCAGCTGGTCAGTTGGGTTTTGTGGTATTCCCTTGTTCTGATTTAAAGAATCTTTACTATCATGCTTCCAACTCGCAGAATCCCACGCCCTCTGAAGATCCGCTATTTGCTCTTCATCAAAATATTCACCATCCCACGGTCGTCTTTCAGGCACACAATGGTGAAATCTAGCGACAGAACCTTTAGCCCTGACCATAAGATTACATTTAAACTTTTCATATGGATCTTGGATAGATGCGCATCTATCATCCCTTTTCCCCCTAAAATTTAGACCTTGCTGCTTGGCTGTGCTGATGTTTTTAGCTTTTGGTGTAGCCCTGCCTTCGCTACCCCTATTAGGGTCGAATTCAAGGAGTAACCCTGACTGGTCAGTAGATTCTAAAGACTCGCTAGGCGCGAAATCAATTTCCACAAAAACATCTGGATCTTCTGTGATCATCCTTGCGAGCTTACTTATGTCTATCTTAGCCATGTCTAAGTGTCCTTAATTATTATAGGCTATCTTTGATCTAGCTCAATTCGCAGCTGTCGCCGTCGCAAAATTTACTACCAAGAGCTTCATTGATAAACTCGGAATAGTCGGCGTCTCTAATACCCTTATTGTATTCGTCGACTTCTTCCTTGGTGCAAGGAATATAAGGTGCCTGGGGATAATTATGCCCAGTATGCGGAAGGAAGCTAATACCCTTGGTCTGGTCTTCGTAAACCTCAAGTACCTTGCTGATCTCCTTAGCCTCATTTTGCTTAAACTTGATAGTGCAACTGACCTGATTGTCGGCCCAATAACGCTGGTAATCAGTAGCATTAGCCATCTGCTGCCAGATACCAGCCTCATCGACGGCTTGTACCCTTTCATCGGTGACACCAAAGTACACCACAACGGTCCTGTCTTTGTCAGTAATCGAAGGCTCGATTCGATAGCCGGCATCAGATAAAATCTTGACTAGAACACTATCTTTCGCCACCCTAACAGTACGCCAGTAAGTGCCAGCCTCAGGATAGTGAATACCTGGGGTGGCGCCAGCAAGAAGAGATACCGACCCTGACGGCTTAACACTTGTCACTTTGATAGACTTCTGAATACAAAGCCAATCAGCATAAATCGAATCCCAACGCTTGATCTCTTGAAAACCAGCATCACAAAATTCAGTAAGCATTTTACGCCTGCCGAATTTTGCGAAAGCCTGGACTATGCCGGATTGTGATAAACCAATGCGCCTATTTCTGAGCATTACATGATTAGTACGAGCATTATGGGTAGGTAGCAAAGTAACAGTCTTAGCATAAAGATAAGCGAATTTTAAAGTCCTCATGTAATCATCGACATTTTCATGATTAGCGGGAAAAGTCTCGCAGAGGCAACATAATTCGTACGATTCTAACGACTGCTCACAGCAAGGGTTAGTACCCATCACCCTCCCGTCAATACCTGGCTGCCTGCCATCTATCATTCTGCCATAATCCCTAATATTATCTAGCCAAATTAGGCCTGGCTCTCCATTGGCAGCTATCTGTTCGCCTATCTTATCGTAATTCATACCAACATTAGCAAATACTGAATTATTTGACGCCCATCTGTGATGGTTTAATGCATTCCATGTTTCTATAGCAGGCACAAGTCTTTCTTCCGGTATACCAGACCCATTAAAGTCTTCAAGGGTGGCCTCGCTACGCATCGAAGAATATATCTTCTGTGTGCATTCGTAAAACTTACCGACTTCATCTTTATTCAAGGTAGCGATTGGGTTTTTCATGCTGCTGTAGGCAAAATCATCGGCATTACCGAAGGCAATTTCCGCCGTTCGTCTTACATTGCCTGCTACTACGCATCTTCCAATATAGTTCATGATATCAGTAATATCGACACTAGACAAGGTGCTGCCAATGCGCCTAGTTAAGTGGTTTTTTATAAGCTCGTGTAGCTCCTGCAAGATACCAGGCCCAGCAGCCTTACCGCCAAAACCTTTGATAATAGCATTGGCTGGCCTAATCAATGAATAATCGAACTCTAAAGACCCTTCATTGTTGGTCGTTGTAAAACTATGGATCAATGATCTTACACTGTCGACCCAGCCTTCTCTTGAATCTGAAATCATATAAGGCTTAATAATATCGTCTGGCCTTTTGATTCTAACTTTACCAGCACCTTTTGTGTCGAAACCGACACCAACACCAAGAAGACTCATATCCATCAAAAAGCAAAATGGCTCAGCAGGATCAGCTTCAATCTTGTCGTCCGTAGACACAAAGGCGCAGTTGTTTAATGAGGCTGATCCCTTTTCCCACATAAAATCAGTTCCCATCATCCAAAGGCCCCGCCCAGGCGGTAAGAATTTAAATTCCCACATTCTCTGGAACATCTCTTGTGCTGATTTTTGTGCTTTATCTAGATCAAATGGGATATGAAATTTTTTACAGTGTAATCTCTGAATCTCATAGCATCCCTCTATGACTCTAATAGCCATATCGAGAAACGTTTCTTTAGCACCATCCTTCTTTACTCTAGAATAAGTCCTATAGAATACAAATTCTCCTAAACCGTTAAATCCAAATTTAGGCTTAGTACCGGCATAGCTTCTTAAGAAATCAGCATTTAATTTAAAATGGCCTATGGTATCGTTTGCTGTGCCGTCATTAAGATAGGTCCTAAAACCTGTTGAAATTTGCTGTGTCATACCGAAGATCCCCATTTCTTGATGTTGTTGAAATTAGTAAATTTGCCCTTGTTAGAGAGAGACTCAGTGTTTATCTTATAAAGCTTTCCAAGCGTGGGTAAAAACATGGCGTCTTGCAGATCATCATCGATCGCACTCAACACTATCTTCCTACAAATATCATTGACAGCCATAAACTCGACACTTATTTTACCAGCCTGGAATAGATTTGTAATAACCATATTAGATTTAATACTATCACGACGCCTTAGAAAAAGATCTGGTGTTTCAACGCCACATAACTTTATTAGATATACTAATACCATATCGGCAGTAGCAGCAGCTTGGCTTTTATCAACACTAGCACTGATCAACTGTTCATATGATATTTCTAATAAATTCTTTTGGTGTAAAGCAGAAAGACCTTTTTTGATGGTTTTATGCTTAAATGAATTGTTTATCGCTATCCTTAAAAATCGTTTTACTTCATTAACATCTAAACCCCAAGCCGAGAATTTTTTACAAATCGCCAAAAGGTATCGATATTGATAAGTTTTTTTAATATCACGCGATTTTGGAAATCTTAAATCGAAATTATATTCCTTGTAGATGTCTTGGCAATAACCAAACACGAGATTCGGATCAATAATATTGGATAACGTATTCATAAAGTTGTAAATACTGTGTAATAAATTAGGAGAAGCCCGATGCCGATTAAACAAAAATTAGAACACACCCAGACCGCGAATCAAGAGATTGTCGCCCCAGCAGCGGTAACGCCTGAGACACCACAAGAAAACGTCGACCACGAAATAAATTTTGATAAAAAATCATCAGAAGCCATAGACACATTTGGTCAAGCACTGGCTTCTTCAGGTCTCAACGCGGCGTTTTGCGTGATCTTCGATGAGACTGATAATTACAAGCCAAAAGTATTTTATCGTGGGGACATGTTCGAAATTACTAGACATACATCCAGAATATTAAACCAGATGCGTTTTAAATTAATAGGTGAACTTAACGGTAATTTTTAGCTAATAGACTGTGTAGATGTTATCTTCTCGTAGAAATAAGTTGAAACCCGATTGCCTTCTGTTATTAATTGGTTTATACCGATACCATCTATATCGCCGGTAGCATCAGAAAAAACGATCTGATTGTTAGGGAGTATATTATTAGCGGGTTTGAACAGATCTATATAAGATATTCCTTCTATGCTCTCAAGTTGCTTTACTAAATTACTTGTAAATAATGGCTGGCCCATGTCCCAGTTATTAATATCAAAGAAGGCAGTGATAGCAGATTCCACCTTTTCTTTAACTGTGGAAGCGTCTGCACCACGGCTGACAATTACATTTACTTCAACATCTACCAGTTTAACAGAACCATCGGCAATAAGAACTTGATCTGTTAGAACATTGGTTTCTTCTAAATATGTCTTTAGGGCTGTCTTGAGACCAAGGCTGGCTGTTACTGGTTTTGAGGTATATCCTTCAGCCAGAACATATAGTCTAACTTGGTTAGCATTAATATTTGAAAATAAGGCTGACATAGCCTTCTTAACTGCTCCGTATGTCGGATGGGCGAACGACAAGCAAGCTTGGGCATAATCTTCGGCCGTGACAAGATTTTTTCTAACTGCATACTCACGTGGTGCTCTTTTCTTAGCTTCTGCTATAGTTTCGCGATCGCTACCACCAGACGATGGTACAATATTTCTAAATCTAATCGTTGTTGAAACACGCGAAACATCATCAAAGATCGATCTCGTGGCGTCAATTACACCAGCGCCTATCCTACCCCTTATACCACCGCCCTTACGATACATAAAACTTATACCAGCACCTGAACTTGGTGCAACGCCATGTATATTATCTCCAAATATCAGTATAATTTTGTCAGAATAAAACCTTATTTCTACCACCTTATCGTTCGGCCCGAAAGATTCGATCGATTCTGTCGTAGGTCTATAATAATCTTCGATATTTCCGGTTTTTAGTACTACTCTAAGCGGACTTATTAATACATTTGTATCGATAATCGTATAGATTTGGTTAGCCCCACCAGTAGCCACTATCGATTCATTCGTTATTGTTGTCCCTTCGACACCATAGGCAATGACTCCGATTTTTCCAGCAGGAATCACAATATTAGAGATAGTGTCGGCAGGTGATTTAAAAAGTTCATAAGTCACTGGCTTGTTATCAGGGCCGTTTGTCGTAAGTATAAGGCCTGGTGGGATACTTATATCAATAGCCAAAGTCGAACCAATAAAAGACACTTCGAAACTAGTCGACGCCGCAGTTTGAACCTTTATAGCCTGATTGATTAACGCTAAATGGTTAATCAAGGCATTTTCTGTTTTACAAGTCGGGAGAGTCGATTCATTCGATAGCAGATCTGATCTTAATGATAATTTTGCCACAGTTGATGCTATGATTTCAGTCAACATAACAATACCATTACTAGCTACAAAATCATTAAAATCATTTGGAAAATAAGTACGGATATATTCTAGAATGGCTCTTCTAGAAGTATCAAAATCTAAAGAACTAAAATCGATATTCCTAAGATTAGCTGGCGTTAAAAGCACGCCAATTTGTTGGGGCGAGTTTGGTAAGTCTATAAATGTCTCATCAGCCATTATTATCACCATTGCTTATAAATGTGTCTAAATTTATTATGATCGCTGGTTGTGTGAAAAGAGAAAAAGACAAGCGTACTGTGATCCCATGTCTTTCATAGTCTGGTTTTATTTGTAAACCTTCGACCTTGATTCTCGGTTCGTATTGACCAATAGCACCTAAAATACCAACGCTCAAGATATCTATAGTGACCTGATCTAATTGTTCAAAAAGAATCGCACGTAATTGTGTGCCGAATTCTGGCATCATTACGCGTTCGCCTGGCAAAGTCAGTAAGAGCTGCAATAAGTCGTTCTTAACCAGTTTATCATTTTCTTGTCGCGATAGAATCCCAGCGGATCCGCCAAAAAAAGGTGGATTAAAACCGAAATAATTCGCCTTTGGATTAATGTTAGTCATTTTACCACCAAAGCAAGTTTGTTTAGTTCATCAGTCACCGATATAACATCCTCGGCCTTGGATTCTCTCTGAGACACGAGTAGATATAATTTTTCTTGCGTCATAGACAGAGTTTTGTCTAGACTATCCTTCGTCCTCATAAGCTCATCCTTAACAACACCTTCTGAAGAATTCTCGATCATAACACTGACAGCTAAAACCGTTTTCTGCGCCTCATTGATCGATTTTTGGCTTTTGTTTATTTCTATATCGAACGAATTAACAGATGCTTTATAAGAATTTAGTCGTATGATTAGGTCTAAATAGATAGCTTTCGAATTATCATTTATAGCTTTTATTTCTAAAGTATCTAAGCCCATGTCTTCTAGATCTAGTCTATTCAAATCATGTGTGCTCGAGTGGGCGCCAAAAACATCTATGTTTGTTAGAAATATGTCGTCTGGTGGTTTCGCTTCTAATAACTGACCTATCTCAAATTGCTGCGTATTGTTATTTAGAATTTTTGAATTTGCCGAACTGATATAAAATATCGGCTCGGATAAATATCTATTACTAGTGCTATTATTTCTTTTTCTATAAAATAAACCAGTCGGTATTTGAGGAAATAATAATTCTGACCTCGGTGGAGTCGAATCGCTGATCGTAAATGTGACGTTACCAACATCGCTTGGATGCGTCGGTATCACATTCGCATAAAATCCTGTGGGAAATTTTATTATCATGATGGATAAGTATGCTCTACTTCCTTTTTTGGACATTCTTCAAATGGTCCATTGTAAGTTTTACCACGATCAGCAGGCGAGAATTTCCCAGGCATTATTGCTCTGCCCCTTGGTAGCAAATCAGCTTTTACTTTAATAGCTTTATTGACATATATAAAGCTATTTGTGCCTGTAACACACATATTTATATTCCCTGCTGACGTCATATTAATATCGCCGTCTGATATAATATTAACGCTACCTTTGGCATAAATCTGTGTTATCCCAGACGCCTGACCGTTAAAAACGGCTACCACATTGTTTTTTTGGTCTATATATTGGTACATTGGTGCGCCCAGACTAGCTCTTAGCGCTGCTAACTTTTGGTTTTCTGATAACCATAGGCCACGATCGGAAGAATCGACAAGCTCTACCCACGCACCATCCCCGCTAGTATTCCCATCTCTGGCTTCTAAGCCAGCATTAAGCTTAGCTGCTTTCGCACCAGCTGAATACATCGGTCCAGAGCCATTGCCTGCTCTGGTTTTTAGCCTTATATATTCATTTTCTAGATCGATCTTAAGATGATGGGTTCGAAACTCTGCATTGCCCATAGCCATCGGCTTACGGTTGAATTCATTTTCTTCAATGCCACGAAATTTCTCCTGAAACTCTGGCCCTAATGTAGACGCCATCATAATATACTGATACCGATCATTTATTTCCATAGCCTGACCAGACGGCGAGCCCCATAGAGTCCTGTTAAGAAGATCATTTTCATTAAATTCGAAATTAAATCCACGAGGATTACCAGTATCTGTCGTCTTTCCTTTTGATCCTGGAGATCTCCTGCCCTTTACCAAAAAGCCGTTGCCTCTTGGCGATTCAGCCTTATCAGCATCCGTCGTGCTTGTTCCGCGATCGTCTAAAACTAGTTTAAAACCATGTCTTGTTACTAGTCGCATCCACCTAGCATCACGATCCCACCACCAGAGGTCTTCTCTTTCCGTGCGATGACCTGCTTCTTCTAATAATGGTCTCTTAACGAATTTATCATTCTCTGGGTCGTTGCCTCGATCATAAGCTTGGAA